ATTGAAAAAACATATATAATAGCTAATGGCACAACAGGTGCTTTTACAGTTCAATTTAAAACAGTATCAGGCACAGGTATTACTTTTTCAGCAACAGATAAATCAACAAAACAATTCTTTGTAGATGGAACAAATGTTGTAGATACAGGATATGGAGATGTCACATTAACTGGAACACAAACTTTAACTAATAAAACTTTAACTTCACCAAAAATTAATGAAATATTAGATACTAATGGAAATGAAGAAATAAAATTTACAACAACTGCATCAGCTGTTAATGAATTAACAGTTGCTAATGCTGCAACTGGAACTGATCCTGTAATTTCTGCAACAGGTGGTGATACAAATGTTGGAATTACATTAACACCAAAAGGTGATCTTGGAAGAATTACATTAAATGGTGAGTCAAAAATATTTGGTGTATTTGAAAATGCTACAATTTCAACTACATTTATAACTACATTTACTTACGATGTATTAACACAAGCTGTTTATTTTCAAAACGTTGATTTAGGTGCAAACTTTACAGTTAATTTAAGAGGAAATTCTTCAACTGCATTAAACGCGGCTCTAGCTACAGGTGAATCAGCAACAGTTGCATTAATTACAAAACAAGGCAACACAACATTTTATAATAACGTAGTACAAGTTGATGGAACAACTACAAACGTTACAGTAGTTTATCAAGGTGGATCGGCTCCAACAACTGGAAACGCTTCATCTAATGATGTCTACACTTATACAGCTCTTAAAACAGCAGCATCAACATACACAGTATTAGCAGCACAAACGCAATTTAAAGCTTAAGGAGAAGAAAGAATGCCTTTACAATCTACACGCGGAGCTGGATCAGCAAAAGGATTTGGATTTACAGGTGGAAAAGGATCCATAACCGTTGACGTTCTTATAGTCGCTGGAGGAGGCGGAGGTGGAATGTTGGGAGGTGGTGGAGGCGGAGCAGGCGGATATAGATTATTAAGTTCTCAAAAATTAACAGCAGCAGTACCAGTTACTATTGGTGGAGGTGGAGCTGCTGGAGCAACTCCAGGTGGACCAGGTGTATCAGGAGATAATTCAAGTTTTGGAACTTCATCAGCGACTGGTGGAGGAGCAGGAAGAAATAGAGCTACTCCTGTGGCAGGTGTACCTGGAGGATCTGGAGGAGGAGCAGGAGTTTCTTCTGAAGGTGGTTCAGGGCCAGTACAACCAAGTAGAGATGAAGGAGGTTTAGGTAATGCTGGATCTTATTCTCCCCCCGAAGGATCAAATGGAGGAGCTAATGGTCCTGCTCCTACTACATTTGTTTTTGCATCTGGAGGAGGAGGCGGAGCTTCACAAGTAGGAGCTAACGCACCTAATGAATATAGTGGAGCTGGAGCAGGTGGAAACGGAACTTCTGCAACACCAACATTTGGAGCAGCACCACAACCTTTTTATGGACCAACATCTGGAGTTTATGCAGGTGGAGGAGGTGGAGCGAGTAGAGGAACACCAGGAGAAGGAGGTAGACCAGGTGCAAATGGTGGATCAGGCGGTGGTGGACAAGGTGCAGGTACTAACGGAGCAGGTTCAAATGGAGTTGTTAATACGGGCGGTGGAGGAGGTGGTGGAGGATACGAAACACCAGGCGGAGGAAATGGTGGATCAGGAATTGTTCTTGTAAAAGCACCAACAGCGGCCAATATTTCAGTTACTCCAGGAACAAATACAGTAACATCAACACCAGGTGGTAAAATAGCTACATTTACAGTGCCTGGAACATTTAGTTTTTAATATGGCTCATTTTGCTGAAATAGATATAAACAATAAAGTTTTAAGAGTAATTACTGCTTGCAATCAAGATATTGCAAACAATGGTGGAGATCAGTCTGAACAAGCTGCTTTACATTTTCAATCATTAAATAAATTTAGTGAAAATGGCGTAAAATGGATTCAAACTTCTTATAACAATAATTTTAGAAAACAATACGCTGGAAAAGATTATACTTATGATACCAATAAAGATAAATTTATTAGACCTCAACCATTCACATCTTGGTCGTTAGACACTAATGATGACTGGCAAGCACCCGTTGCATATCCAACAGTTACAACTTACGGTGATAATAGAAAATATTTCATTAATTGGGACGAATCAAATCTAAGATGGTTAGGACTTGATTCAGAAAGAAATGAATTTGTTTGGATACCAAGCAGTTCTTCATGGATATCTACAGGTAATTAGAGTTTTATACATCCTCTTTACTTTCATTAAAAAATATATTAAATAACTTTCATGATATGGTTTACAGGATCTGTAGACAATTTTTTTGATGATCCTTATGAAATTTTAGAATACTCTAAGAAATTGGAATATAGAAAAAGTATAGATGGTTCTTGGCCTGGAGAAAGAACGGATAATACTTTTAATATTAATAAAGATTTTTTTGTATGGACTACAAAAAAAATTATATCTTTATTATACCCAATGAATTTTTCTAATATAGAATGGATAGCAAATCAATATTTTCAAAAAATTGATGGAAATATTTTTAAAGATAATGGATGGATTCATTTAGATAAACAAAGTGAATTAACAGCTATTATATATTTAAGTAAACATAAAAATTGTGGAACAAATATTTATGATTCTAAAAAATATAATAGTTTACCAATAAACACAAATCAAAAAAAAGAATCATATAAAAACATTAAAAAAATAGAGGAAACTAATAAATATTTAATGCAAAATAACGAACGTTATGAAAAAACTATATCTTTTAACTCTAAATTTAATAGATTAATTTTTTTTGATGGTAATCAATATCATGCAGCTGAAAAATTTAAAGAAGAAAATTTAAAAGAAGAAAGATTTACATTAATAACTTTTTTTCATAGTATATTAGGGCCTAACATAAAATATCCCATACCAGAAATGAGAAGGACAATTTAAATACAATGAACTTACAAAATTATTACTATTATTTTCAAAGTGTTTTAACACCTAGGTTTTGTGATGAATTAATTAAATATGGAATTTCTCAACAAGAACAATTAGCCCTTACTGGTGGACAAACAAATAAAATTAATGAAGGTGGATTTTTGTCTGATGAGGATTTAAAAGATTTAAAAAAGAAAAGAGATTCAAATGTTGTTTGGTTAAATGATCGTTGGATTTATAAAGAAATACAACCTTACATACATGAAGCAAATAGATTAGCTGGTTGGAATTTTGATTGGGATTTTTCTGAAAGTTGTCAATTTACAAAATATAAATTAAATCAATTTTATGATTGGCATTGTGATAGTTGGGAAAATCCATATACAAATAAAAATAATTTAAATACATTTGGTAAAATTAGAAAATTATCTGTAACTTGTTCACTATCCGATCCTAAAGATTATAAAGGAGGAGAATTAGAATTTGATTTTAGAAACATGGATCCTAATAAAAAATCAATTAGAAAATGTGCAGAAATTTCCCCACGTGGATCTATAGTAGTTTTTCCATCACATATTTGGCATCGTGTAAAACCAGTAACAAAAGGAACAAGATATTCCTTGGTTATATGGAATCTTGGATACCCATTTAAATAAATGAAAGAAAATTTTTTAATTAAAAAAAATATTTTAAATAAAGAAGTGCTTAATACTATGAATAAAATACTTTTTAGTAATGAATTTCCATGGTATTTTTTATCAGATTCTGCTTTTAAAGAAAAATTTTTAAAAAAAGAAGAAATAGGAATAAACTATGCTTGGGCACACTTATTATTTGATTTTGAAAAAGGAGGAGTTAATTCAAATTTTTATCATTCATTTTATTATCCAATTATATCTATTTTAGATAAATTTAATTTTAAAATTGAAAAATTACTTAGAATAAGAATAGGTTTAAGCACAACCATTGGAAAACCTATAATAAACAAACCACATATTGATTGGGATTTTCCACATGAATCTATTATATTTTATTTTAATAATAGTGATGGTAATACTGTTTTTTATAATAAAGATAAAAAATCAATAGTAAAAGAAATAACCCCTATTGAAAATATGGCAGTTGGTTTTGATGGACATATATTCCATTCTAGTAGTAAACCTGTTAATACTCAAAGAAGGATAATTATGAATATAAATTTAAAAAAATAAAGGAGAAAAAATGAGCTTTAAAAAAAATAAATATGTAATTATTAAAAAAGCAATATCAGAAGATCTTGCTAAATTTTGTTATGATTATTTCATGATGAAAAGAAAAGTTGCACGTACAATGTTTGATACAAAATATATTAGTCAGTTTACTGAATACTTTGGCGTATGGAACGATCAACAAGTTCCAGAAACATATTCGCATTATTCTGATATAGTAATGGAAACATTACTTGTTAAACTTCTTCCTATCATGGAAGAAACAACAGGATTAAAATTAAACTCTAATTATTCATATGCTAGGATTTATAAAAAAGGAGATGTGTTACATAAACACAAAGATAGATTTTCATGTGAGATTTCTACAACTATGCATTTAGGAGGAGGTTGTTGGCCAATATATTTAGAACCAGATGCAGAACAAGGTGGTGTAGATGAAAAAACTGGTAAATATAAACCCTCAAAATCAAAAGGTGTTAAAGTAATGTTAGAACCTGGTGATATGTTAGTATACCGTGGCAATGAATTAGAACATTGGAGAGATAAATTATCCTTTGATGATTGTGGTCAAGTATTTTTACATTACAATAATGTTGAAACTAAAGGATCTAAAGAAAATATATACGACTGTAGACCTCATTTAGGACTTCCAGCTTGGTTTAAAAAATAATAATGACTCATACATTTTATTATTCTGGACCATTGTTATATCATACTGAATTAAATGAGAATGACTTACAAAATCTTAAGAAGATATGTTTAAAAGATAAAACAAAAGATTCTAGAAAAAATTTAACGGGTGATTTTGATCATCAATATACAATTGATATTAAAAAATTTGATGAAATATTAAAAAATTATTTAACAGAATATTATCAGTGTTTTCAACATTGGTATAATAAAAAAATAATTAATTTTAAAACTGTTGCGGCTTGGGTTAATTTTATGAAAGAAGGTGATTTTAATCCACTGCACGTACATGACTCTGACTTAAGTTGTGTTTTGTATTTAGATGTTCCCTTAAAATTAAAAGAAGAGAATAAAAAATATAAAGGAACAGACAGAGATGGTGGCCCAGGATCAATTAATTTTACGTTTCACGCTGGAAACGAAAAATTTAACATTAGTAATAAAAATTATTTTCCAAAAACTGGTGATTTTTTTATTTTTCCAGCTCATTTATTACATTGTGTATTTCCATTTAAATCAAAAGTGGAAAGAACTTCAGTTTCAGCAAATTTTAAAATAGATACAATTTAATTATTTTTAATAAATATGATATTTAGAACAAAAATAAACGACCATAAAAAAATAAATAAAAATTTATTAAAATTAATAAGTAAAATTAAAAATCCATTAATAGATAAAAATGACGCTATTTCAAACACAGATTGGTTATTGTCAAAAGATTATAAAAGAGAGTATTTAGATTATTTTTATAAAATCATAGATCCCTATATGAAGGAACTGGCTTTAAAATTACATTCTAAAAATTGGACTATTCACAACGGTTGGTTTCAACAATATAAAAAATCAGATACTCATGCCTGGCATACACATGGTGGATCTAATTTTACAAATGTTTATTTTATAGAACTTCCTGATAAATCTTTAGCAACCGAAGTATTGGGTTTTGAAAAATTTGATTTAAACGAAGGAGATTTGTTTACATTTCCAGCTCATTTTTATCATAGATCTCCGATTAATAATTTAAATAAAAGAAAAACAATTATATCCTTTAATTGTGATTTTTTTGATTATATTGAATAAAACTAAAATATAATTGACTACCTTAATTAATAAAACTGTGTATAATAGCCCGTTATGCCTTTACAGAAGATACAATTTAAGCCTGGATTTAATAAACAACAGACTGCAACCGGAGCCGAAGGGCAATGGATTGATGGTGATAATGTTAGATTTAGGTATGGAGAACCACAAAAAATAGGTGGTTGGCAACAATTAGTTTCAACTACAATGGCAGGTCCTGTTAGAGACCAGCATACGTGGACAGCATTAGATGGTAAAAAATATGCAGCTTTAGGATCTTCTAAATTATTAGTTATTTATTATGAAGGCCAGTTTTACGATATTACACCACTAGGCACCTTATTATCTGGAGCAACTTATACCTCTACAACATCTTCTACAACTGTTACAATTACTTTAGTAGCTCATTCTTTAACTGCTGGAGACTATATAATATTTACAAGTGTTACAACTCCAGGTGCTCCGACAACAAGTTTTACATCAGCAGATTTTACAACAAATACATTTCAAGTAATTTCAACACCAACAGCAAATACTTTTACAGTTACAATGGCAACAGCTGAAACTGGAACTGGTGTTACTGCGGGAGGATCTTTATCAATGACTCCTTATGCATTTATTGGTCCTACATTTCAAACTCCAGCTTATGGATTTGGAACAGGATTATGGGGTGGTGTAGTTATTCCAAGTGTAGCAAATCAATTAAATGGAGCAATTAATAATTCTGTTACAACTATTACAGTAGATTCAACAACAGCATTTCCAGCTACGGGAAGAATAGATATTGATACTGAATTAATTACTTATACTGGAACAACT